GGAACTGTGTCACCTTAACCTTCCAATTGTCCTCAGCAGCGCTCCAGTTGAGCTGCTGGTCAAACATTGATTGCACCCTCACTGTATTGGGTGGATCGTTCTGTTCCGGAAGCCCCACATCAATCTGCAAAAGAAAGATATCCTCCTCGGTCATGGCCTTGTCCAGTGCTTCACACAGGCTTGTGAGCTGCCATGGGTCAATTTTGAGTGACTTCGCGACGGATTCGTGTATCATCATGACCTCATCTGGGGTGGCGGGGTAGGGATCCTTCTTGCATTTGTAGTACATGTCACGGTCTACATCAAAAAGCTCAGAAATCTCCTCATCGGTGAGCTGGTCAGAGTTGAGCTTGAAGACGCGCGCAAGAGCGCGACAATAATTCGAAAGGAGTGGCGTCTTGGAATCACAGGTTAGGTAACCACGGATAGTATTCTGCAACGCTGCCATCTTGCCGTCTCCACTCACCTTGACGACCGAAATCCGCAAACAGGATTTGATCACATCGGAATGAGAGACTGGACTCGATCCAGCCAGAGGGTACGTCCGCCCACAAAAAGAGACGGGTTCGCCGCTCTTGTGGTAGTCACATGTCATCTTCCAACCAGTCTGTTCACAGTACACGCGCATGGCTGCCTCGTGCATCATGCTAGTTACACCGCGTGGAAATTGACACAAACTGTCATCCCCGAAGGCCTTTCCTTGCTCCTGGAAGGCCTCCTCCACGAGACTCACCTGCATCTCGCTCCATCCTCCCTGTCGCTGGAGGTACTTGACAACTGCTTCAGTGTCTGACCTACACTTGCACATACTTTTCCACTTGTGCCTGCTAACCCCGTGATTGTTCAAGAACTTGCGTAGGACTTTCATCAGGCGGCAAACCTCATCTTCCCAGGATTGGGTGCGAGGTTCCGCGAGCGAGGCGTCGTTGAGCATGGACTGAGGGATCTTGCACTGCTTGGAACAGAAGTCTCTAAGCAGCAAGCAGTAGTAGCAGATAATGAAGTTGGATACTCCATTCAGGTATGTGTTCATTTCAGTGGTGTCACCTACACCTGAGGTGTTCATGGTCCCAGTGCAAAATTTCACTGGTCCGCAATTCACTTCCTTGTTGGTGCATGCAGTCTGAATCCATTCGAGGTGTTCGTGGTCTTCCGGGTGGATGACTTCGCTACAGAACCATTCATAGAGGCCTCTCAAATCTCGGGAAATTGAGGCATCCATCTTACTGAAGTCCTTGGCAGCAATGACGTAGAGGTCGTTCATGACTAACTTCTCACGTTTCGCGACCATCTCGATGAATTCGATCTCGTCCTTGGTGGGCGACTGGCCCAAATCGCATCTCTGGATTATCTGCAGTGCTGCAAACATCTCGCGATCCGCATTTGAGTCGAATGCACTCAGCTCAGGCAGCGCAGTGCGGCGTTGTGCAAGCATGGCGAAAAGGATATGCGGTGGGGGAGGTTTGACCGCTCCGACACTTGCATGACCGATTGTGGCTTGAGGGATTGGTGGGGTCACACCCACACCTGGATCCACAACCTCGCCTAAATGCTCAACACCCTTGGCCTCATTGGCAACTTCACCCATGGCTTCTCCCATCTCAAGGGGGTTGTTCCTCACAGTTGAGAAACCAACCAACCTCATGACCTCTGCCAGGGCTAGGCCTAAAGTACCTGTCCTGAGTGCGGCCTCGGCATTGAGATTAGAGACAATACGCGCAGCTGTAGCAGGTTTGGTGTGCATAGGTGCGACCTCTTTCTTCAGAAAGGCTGTCATCGGTTTCTCATGTGCCATAGGGCCTGTATATCCATGGAGTGTGTTACGGGAGACTTGAATTCTACCCTTCCTCCTTTCCATAATCTCCTCCTGACTGCATAGCCTGATCTCTTGTCGAGGGATCCCAGCTTGCAGCAGCACAAAGCGAGAGAACTGCTGATTCAAGAACTCGAGGATGATTTTAT